TTGAAACGGCAATTGGTGGTGTCGGCCAAGAAGGCGTAGTGATAAACCTAGCAACAAAGCAACTCATGGCTATTCGCAAAGAGGTCATGCTGAAAGTGAAGGCTGCAGATTTATTCCCTAACGATACCAAAGAAGTCCAAGACGCAAAGTATGATGTAATTTTTGGGCTTGGCGATGTCAAAGGCAACAGGGCAAAGTACTTAGGCAGATTTGCTGCTGCAGCCATGGCGCATGCACCTCTCAAGACCGCGCTGGAAGGTATTACGCTTCCAATGGATGATCGGGTTATGTCAGGGGAAACCCTGTTTGACAAGGTGCAGAGGCTTTTCTATCGGGTGCTTAAGGCCATTGGCCGAACAATTACAAAAAGCCAAGAAGGGGCTTCTGTAAATAGCGCAATTAATAACCTAACGCGTCAAATTGCAACAGCAGAAAACAAACGCAAAAAAGCGCTTACGGAACGGCTTAGTGCCCCCAACTTAATCGAAGGTAAAACAAAAGAATTATCAGATATGTTGGGGGCTAAACTTACTAGCTTTGCCGCATCTGATCTGTTTAAAAACAGCAGTCATGCGGTAATCCGTGCGCCAGCTGCTCTGGTTCGCGCATTGTCTACTGATTCAGGTAGAGCATCATTTACCAAAGGTGGTGCATACCTTCTTAGAGGGGAAGCCAACTCTCAAGCTGGTTTTATGCGGGAAAGTTGGAATGAAATAATGAACGAAGCAGAAGCAAGGAATGAAGTTAATGACTTGCTAGCAAAATCCAATACACATGAAATAGAACGCCAGAAAATAATCTCTGAGTTCGGTAAAACAATTGTTAACACGTTTAATAAAGTGTTAACGGACAAGCAGTTAACCGCACTTACCAAGGTGGTAATTCGCGGAGATATGTCTGCATTGTTGCCACACTTTGATATGGCGACAATAAATGAGCTATTAACTGATCCGGCAGCGTTGAACAAAGCAATTACAGATTTAGAAGGACAGTTAACGGGTGTTAATCGTTTGTACTATCTTCTTGCGAGTAAAGGTTTGGCCGATCACATGGTGACAGGAAAAGCTCGGGTAGCAAACTTAACGCTTAACGCCCACAACATTGCATCACTGTATAACACTGGCGTAGCGGCTCCATCGGATACCGCAGCGGTTGCTGCAATACTTGATCCTTTAATCTCGTTGCACGCATTGCGCTACCAAGGAACCGCAGTTAAGCATGCAGTCGCTGATGTTTTAAGAGATGAGGCACAACGTAAAGATAACGTAAATGCGTTTGAAGGTTTGTTGCGTGTACAAGAAAGCATGAAGGCAGAGTCGCTTGAGACATTATTTGATGGCTCACCTATTGGCGTTCGCAAAGGTTACAGTTCTGAAATTTATAATCCTTACATTTCTGTTAAAGCCGCAACTCAGCAAGAGAGTATTGAACTCTTAAAGCAGGGCTATGAACTCGTTACTGACCAAGAGCTTGTATCAGAATTAGGTGCTCCTGCCAGCAATCGAAAATTGTATGCCATACGCGACGGGGGAAATACCCGGTCAATTACTGGCATATTTGGCAACACAAATGAGTCACGTAAAGGCTTCTCTGTGCACGATGGTGTGTCTGATGTGTTTGGTAATGAGAATAAATACAACGCACTAGCGCAGAAAAAACTACAAGCGCGCAAAGCCAAAAGCATTCAGAAAATGTTTTCAACGCCTGAGTCAGTTGATCCGGGCAACAGTAGTGTCCCCAGTTACACGGTGCCTGTGCTTAATCAGGTGACGGGCGAAGCCACAAACTACCGGTACTTAATGGAAGAAAAAACTAAAGATACGGTGCTTCAGCGGGAAAACAGTTTAGATAAAGTTATGGGGAATATGAAAGGCAACTTGTATGACAAGACATACACGCCAGGTATTAACAGCCGCGCCATTAGCTTATTAAAAGCACAGTACGATGCAGACTTCTTACGCAACCAAAACGACTTTATTGACTTTAGTAACGATAGTCCCGACCCTGCCGTGAGAGAAAGGTTTCGTCTTCTGCCGGGTAAGGCTAGACGGGAAATACGCGATACGTTTGGTCGTGAAGGCATGTGGGTGCACAAAGATGTCTACAATATTAATTTTGGCTACCGAAAATACTCAGTTAAAGAGTCGATTAACTCAAAGCCAGAGGATCGTAATCTAGCAGAAAGGGTATTAATGTGGGTTCTTGAATCTCAGTACGGTGTAAGTCAAAAAGCCAGTTTGCGGCTCATTCAAGGTGGGCAAGTGTGGACTGACATGGTTTCGATGTTTAAAGATATTGTTGTAATAAAAAGCGTTATGACAACGGTGTTCAATGAGTTTAGTAACTTGACTTTCCTTTGGGCACGCGGTGTGCCTATGAAAGATATTGTTACAGACAAAGCAATTGCGTTTAAAGCCACGCAAGAGTACATATCTGATCGAAAAGAACGCGATAGCTTACGTGTAAAAGTTGAACATGGTTTTATTACAGGAAGTGCTAAGGCAGTCGCTGAAACTAAAATTGTTGAGCTGACTGACGCATTAACCCGTAATCCTGTCGCATCTATTATGGATGGCGGTATGTTTCAAACGCTTTTAGAAGACATTGATGTTGAGGCGGATCAATACTCGTATGCGACACAATTTTCAGATTGGGCTACATCAAAAACAAGCAAACTTAACAAGCATGTTCTTACGGCAAGTAGAAACATGTTAGTTACACACGACACCCGTTTTTATAAATTTTTGAAGGCATCTGCTGTGTACTCGGATTTCACATCACGGTATGTGTTACATAAACACCAAACCACAAGAAGAGACGATCCTTTGTCACAAGAAGACTCAATGCGCATAACTCGCGCAGCGTTTGTAAACTACGACGTACCGACAAATAGATCTTTACAGTATTTGAATGACACCGGTTGGGTGCCGTTCACTAAATACTATATGCGGATACAATCTGTTATTGCTGATATTTACCGGCGTGATCCCGCAAGAGCTATTGCTTTGTTGGCGTTGGATCAGTTTTTACCCGGTAATCATGTCCTTGAAGGCAGCATTCTTGCCGGGATACCATTTAACATGGGTGGCGGTGCTACAGATGTACTTACGGTAATTGATGAACCTGCACCTATCGCACTTGTTAGAGAGATAACTGGATTATAGCCCGATAGGGCACGTTTCATTTTTTCCGAAAGCGGCGTGATACGTAATACACTATGCTGAGCACAATGAGCACTGCCAATGTGATTGAGGCTATGAAACCAAGGACTGTGAACAACAGTCCTGCTATAAATATAATAGCGATGGCGAACATAGCCCCTTTCACATACAGGTAAAAACTACTTACCCAGGCTTTCATTACCCGAATAGCTTTTCTGTGGGTGCAGCCGAATCTCTTGTTTCAAACGTATCAGATTGAAAAAGACTTGTGTCGGAGTTTCCATCAACTTCTTTTACTATCTGATCGACAATTGTACGCGGCTCATCTGTAACCACAGGAGCTGCTGAGACTTTGCTGCCGTCTGTACGATGCAAGACGATATCTGCTGTCAGCTGAGCGTCACTGCCTCGGCCTTGTGTGAAATCAATCTCAGAGACCTGTCGTGTGATCCCCATCTTGATTAAATAATCAGATATCGCTTCTTCGATATCGAGCTGTTCTAATTTTAGTTGCATTTCGTTCCTTACCTAATTGGTTTTGGTTTACGCAGTCATGCGTAGAAATTGTTGAAAGTCAGGGAGTGTTACCCCTGCATGTATTGTGGCGATGGCATCTGCCATATGCTCTGCTTTCGCTTCTGTGATCTGAACGATCCCATTCTTTTTATAGCTTGGCATTTGCACGTTTGGATGTGCTGTTATCGCCCAATCAATCATTTGTTTTTTAGAGGCTGATTTATTGCCAACGCTCACCATTTTTACTTCTGTGGGTGTAACAATAAAAAAGGGAATGCCTGTTGCTCGCATGTAGCCAAGAACGCCTGTACAGATCCCGTAACTTGCCATTGCGCGAGCGCTTTGACTGCCTACGGGGACTTCAACAAATATGGCTTGGGCATCTCGAATATTGTCGATGACACCTCTAGCCAGTTGTTCTGCTGCAGAAAGATCTTTGGAGTTTTGGCGTACTTGTTTGCTTTTAGTAACTTCGGGCTGGACAAGAGCCACATCAGTAATGTGGATCTCCCCAGTGTTTTCATCAAAGTTACCTCGGGCAATCCCCCAGTTATTGAGGGATGGATCAAATCCAAGTACCTTCACTTACGCGCTTGGCGCAGCGAAGATATTCTGGACTGGCGCGCTTGCTGTAGCAGATGCTCCCGCGCCTGCCGATGTGCTCGAACCGCCTGCACCGGGCTTATCTGGAATGGCTTTAAAGGTGTTGCGTGTCTTTCCTTCGTTCGCTTTTGTCCAGACATCGATATACGCGGCTGTTGTTGCGCCTGCCAAAATTTCAACAGTACTAAGCCTATCTGAAGCACGGAATATCTTGTCCACTTCATTTTCTGAACGTTCTTCATTAGTGTCAGCGTAAACGCCAGAAGCATTCTTTGCTTGCTTGTTGGAAGTCTTCTTGAGAACTCCTGCAATGCAATCTTGTCCAAGGAGTTCGATAAGGACTTCAACTTCTTGAGGGAGTTCTTTTTTAGCGGTGAAGTCATAAATAGGCACTACCTTATTTTCTGTAACAAGTTCAGACATATTTTTACCTACGGTCAGTAGGCAAAGGTTGTTGATAATGTTGAAACCTGGGAGGTAATGCTTCTCACCCTTTCTTTCGTAGTAATTTTTGTTACCTTTTGCATCGCCTGACTTAACATATTGAGTTGTTTTTAGCGTCTTGCCTGAAGCGGTTTCAAGAATGAGTACGACACCTAGCGCATTTGACTTTGCTAGAGCTAGATAAGCCATCTTTACTTTAGTGTCGTAAAGACCTGATTCCCAAATTCCACCTGTACCTACATAGTCAGTGTCTGCGCTAATGTTGGTTGTTACGTCTAAGCCTTGTAGTAAGGACATATTATTTCCTCTTTATTAAATGTGTTGTGCGTCTTTATCGACGCGATTAATTGCTGCTTCATTAGAGTATTTACCCTTGGGGTATCGCACTCTAAGTTTGGTGATGTTGCCGTGGAGAATTTGCTCACGCCTAACTTTCATCGCTTCTCGCAAACCTGCGGCATAAAATTCTAGATCTCCCATTTCTAAAACTATGTCAGCTTTAGTGTTTGAAGAATCTAGTGTGTAAGCCATGACAGCTTCAAGTACCTCACCTGCTTCACCCAACATGCCTATTGCCATGTGGAGCATGTCAGCGGTTTCAGGCGTTAGCGTGTCAGACAATTTTGATGTGTTACCGGGGAAACGTTGGTAGATGACTTGTTTTTTCACTTCATCTAATTGGGCTATTACACTTACTGAGTAAATCATGTGGTTTCCCAACGACTCCCAGTCAGTAGATTTGGCTTCTTCACAAATCTCTTTACCCGATTTCTTCAGCTCTCTCACCATCGCAGAATGATCTGCTGATATCGTGCTCATGAGCATTAACTACCTCTCTTTTGTTGTGAGCTTCAGCCAATTTAACTGCCGTGCTCATGGATTGACCGGGGGTCAGCGGTGCTAACGAATCGCCTCGGAAATAAACTTGCCAGTAGGGTAAAACTTCTTCTTTTGCGAAGAACGTGTACTCACAAATTGTATAGTTGCCGCAGTGACTCCTTGCTCGCCAAGGGCGGTCACCACTGTTATTCATTTCGGAAGGTTCGAAATACATTAAGCAACGGCTCCTAAGCTGCGCTGCTTGTAGTATTCTTTAAGGCGTGTAAAAACTTGCTCTAGATCATTATCGATATAGAGTTCCTTACGCTCCCAAAGCCCCATAGGAGAGCGCATTTTCTGGCCTACAGTTTCTTTAGTTACACGGGTGCAGAATACGTATTTGAATCCGTCTTCTTCTTCTTCTGGGGAGATGTGCAGCAAATCGTTTTCAAACCCTGCAAGTTTTTCTACAGGCATTTGCTTTGTCGATAAAATCGTTGTGAAGTCAGCTTCAACACCGATTTTCCCTACTGCACCTTTGATAGGTACCTTACTTTCCATGGTCATAGACTGTTCGTTGTATTGAACATCCTCATGCGCCATGACTGCGTAATCTTTAGTACCTGCTTTGATCCTGTGTATGAAGTCACGGTAAAAATTACCGTAAGCACCCCAGGCTGCTTGCGTATCATTCGAGGTGATAACGTACTGACGTTCGTACATCGCCATCAAGAATGTGATTGTGTCGAGTACACCGCCTTCGATATCGGGGTTTTGCTCAATCATGTCGATAAAACTAAGTACTTCCATTGCGTCAGAGACTGCAACATTTGCTGCAAAGTTTGACTGGAATGGCAGATCTTTTAGATCGGTATTTAGATACGCCATCTTAGCTTGGTTTTTCATATTCATTAACGAAGTGGATTTACCTGAGTTAGGTGGCCCCATTACGAGAACGGTGTTCTTGTTGTTTGTAGACATAATGTCTCCGTATATTTCAAAAAGGGAGCAGGATGCTCCTTGTTATTTTTTAGAGATAGCTTTAGCCACACTGGACATAATGGTGGCAACTATCTCTGCGGGGTCGAGCTTGTCAGGTAGCTTATTGTTTAAGGTATTTATCCGATCACTGACGGCATTGAAGTCAAAACCTGCATCAACAAGAATCATGCCGTAACGTAAAAGCATGTTGTTTCGGTTGCCGTCACCTGTGTTGTTGATTACCCAACGCTCAAGATTGTCCATGCCCGTCTGGTCTAAGATGAGATCCTTGAAGGCTTCGTTCTTAGATGTCTTAGGAATGAATGGGAGCACATCGAGCAGCTCACCATCTTGATAGAAATAGTTACCTTTATTTGATAACCACTTCCTTGCACGCTGACCGGTCGCCGTATCTACATCAAATGGAAGCCATTGAAATAGGCTTGCCATGAACTCTTTAAAGTCCTTACCATCAAGTTTTAGTTCGTAGTTGGTAGGTAGAATGATGCGGTAACGGTGCTCAGCATCTGTGTGCCGTTTAGTCGTGTAGAACAGGGCTTTGTAATCCTTTAGCAAATCTTTTGCTATATGGATATCTACTGACTTTTCGACATCGAGTACAACCATGTTGAACCCTGGTATTGCGTTATCTTCTTGCCGATGTTTATCAACAAAGTGATGGTTAGCCCAATGCACATTAGGCGCTTGAGTCATTTTGTGTAGCTGATCAAACTTAGGCAATGCAGGCTCATACCCTGTTGCTAAATCTCCGCTGTAGCTGACAATCATTTTAGCAAGATCAGTACGCTTTAACGTTTCGCCGCGCAGAAATTCAATACCATCAACAAAGTTTTTCTTAATAATAATGTTGTTCTGGTAACCATGGGCTACGGCTAACTGGATAAGGTCACTGCGCTGAGTTTGTGAACCTTTAAAGAATGGGAGATCTTCCAGTAAGTCTACTTGAGTGACTTCTCTACCAACTGAAGCAAGGTAATTAGCCAACTTAACGTATGGCTTATCTCGCTTCAGTAACAACTCTAAGCATTTACCGCAATCTTCTGCCAGTTTGATGGCGTACTCTAAGTGTTGTTGCAATATCTCAGGCGACGAATCAATAAACGCGTAAGTTGCTGCAAGCTTAATTGTCTTAAAGTAACGATGTGATAATTCTGCTTTCCGTAATTCTTCATGCGGGTTCAGTAGATTAGCTCTGCGTAGACAATCGTTTTCGTACTCGTACCAAGACTTTGCAACTGACTCAGACATGGTTAACTGTTTGTGCAAGTTACCGGGATCAGCAAGTAACGATAAGTCACTGGCAAGCTTTGATAAAAATGTACTTGTTACT